TCTGAGGCATATGAATTAACATAAATTCTCTAAATGGCACAATGAGAATTTATGTTAATTCATATGCCTCAGATGCTACACCAGTACTACTGGTTCGAAAGTTGATGGGTCAACCACAACGCCCGAAGACATCAATGGAACGTATGGGCAATAAAACGCAGCCGCGTCAATTTCGCCTTGACCTTTATAACCTAATAGTACTGGTGTAGCATCTGAGGCATATGAATTAACATAAATTCTCATTGTGCCATTTAGAGTACCAACAAACTTAGTGTTTGTAGGTGCTTCAAAAGTACCTTCAGTTGTTCTTGCAAATGCTGATGTAGTAGCAGACTGTAGTACAGTCAATGCCGCTGGAGAAACTACTGCCCAGTTTGCCGCGCCTCTACGAGTACGTTGTGCAATTAGGTTTGCTTCTCTATTCATCATTGTTGCAAGTACCGCATGTCTGTCACCAACGAAAGTTGGAGTACCAGTGAATGAACCATTCATATCGAATGATGCTGTACCTGTAGCAAGTGATGCCAATGAACCAAGAACTTCTTGGTCGATTTCAGCAGTGATTTCCATAGCAAGTGCTGCCATGATTTCTGCTTCAACATCTAAGCCGTGCATTGAATTAGCATCTTGTGCCGCTTCGAATGTCCAACGTGCTGATAATTTACGTGTCTTCGCTTCAACTGTTTGCTTTAACACTTGAATTGACATTTTGTTACCTGCATCGCCTTCCATTGACGCTGTACCTGCCGGAGCATTAGTACCGTCGCCAGAATATGCTGAAGCGATATCAAAAGGTGATAGTGCTTCTGAACCTGCAGTTGTTGAACCAACAGTTTCAGCATATCTCACACGTAGTGAGTGAATTTGTCCAACTGGACCAGTCATTGGCTGTACGCCGATGATTTCGTTTGCAATTACAGTAGGCATAACACGTCTGATGATTGGTAAAATAACTTTGTTCAAAGTAGCAATATTACCAGCCTGTGATGCACCTGCTGAAGCACTTTCTGTAAGTGCTTGTTTTGTGTTTTCTAAAACTGTCGACATTACGTCACGCTTGTTACCTTCTAGACCATCTAGAAGTGTTTCACGTGTAGTGTCCCAATTTTGTCCTTCGAAAAGATTTTCCATCTTTTTCTCCTGTTTTCTCTGGTTATTATTTAAGTCCGGCTAATTTTTTTAACTGGATTATATTGGCATCGCTACTTTGTGATGGTGACACTGAAGTTAATACTTCTTCGTCTCTATCACCAGTATGTTCTGTTACTTTGCCTTCATTTAACGATTGTTTTGCCTCTGTTGAGACACTTTCATTCAAAACTGCAGGTAAGTATTTCTTAAATGCAGATTTTAAATTAGTTGTTTTTACTGTTTCAAGTAAATCAACCATTACCGTACGCTTTTCTTTGCCTAGAGGCGATAAAAGACTTTCCATGACCTTGTTTCGGTCCATTCTGTCTTCTAGCACTTTCTTTGCAGTTGAAACGCTTGAAATGGCTTCTTCTTTTTCAGTAATTGTTGCTTCTAATTTAGCAATCTCGGTTGCAGATTCTTCTAATTTTTTAGATATCTTAGCAACTTCAGTACCTTCACTTAATTGTGAAGTCATGAATTCGCCTGCGAATGTTTCAAAAATTTTACGGCCAAACTCGTTTTCTTTCGCCGCTTGGATGTCCTCTTTAAGAACAGCCAATTCAGAACGTAGAGCAGTTTCGATAGTCTTTTCGACTAATTCTGCTGAACGCTTGATAAATGAATTCTTAGTTTTAGTAAGAATTTCTTTACCTTCTGCTACCATGCGTACTTTAGTTTCCACTAAATCACGCTTATCATCGTGGAATTCCGCAAGTTCACGTGAAAGTTGTTTAACAACGAAGTCTTTAGTTCTATCTAAATGTTCGTTAACTTTAGCACGGTCGTCACGTAATTCTTTAACTTCTGACGCTAATTGAGAAGTAATGAATTTTTCAAGGAGAGATGCATGTGAAGAAATTGCTTTCTTATATGCAACACGTTCTGCGATTAGTTGTTCACGGTCTGTCTTGAACTCTTCCATTTCAGTTTTAATTGCTGTTGAAAGCATGTTATCCATGGCTTCTACAATTACTGATTTGTCGTGTTCAAACTTTTGTGCGAACTCTTCACGCAACTCGGCTGTTATCTCCTCTCTTGCTTCATTTATTTGTGCTTCCCAAGCCTCTGATATTTGCACTGAAACTTCTTCAGATAGCATATCAGACTCAAGAAGACCAGCAAGGATTTCATTTGTTGCCATTGTTGGTTCTCCTTCTTCTATTAAAGTTTAAGTTCTCTAATGAACTTAACTATTTCTTTCGACAAGTACTTTTGAGCCGACTTGTCCATTTGAACACTCTGTGCTAACTTCCATGTATCGAAGCCGCCATTCATGTTCATTAATCCTTCGTATATTGCTTTCGGATATGCGTCCGGGGCACTTGGCTGTGCCACAATATCGACAGTGATAATTTCATAATTGCTCACTTTACCAGAGTGGTCAACTTCACCAGAACCACGAGACGAGACACCTAAAGTGGCACCTGATTCGATTAATGTTCTAATAATGTTACCCATTGGCGTAGGAACAATCTTTAGTTTACCAAAGCCGTTTGCACCATCCATCCACATGTTTTCAATTATGTGTGAAACACGGTCAACATTTACAGTCAACTCAGGTGGGTGGTCGCATTCGCCTAACACTGGATATCCTTCCTTAATTCTTTTCTGGACTGATTCCACTGCTTTGGAAATTTCACTTGCAGGGTACATTCTTTGGTTGGCATTCTTAACGTCACCTTGGACGAAAATACCTTCCATGAACATACTCTTACCACCATCTTCCGTCTCAACAATTCTTGATTTAACGTTTGCTTGATTATGTGTATATTTTTCAATAAGAACGGTCATTGGTTTCTCCAAATAGAGTTATATTACTTAGGCTTTTTTCGGCGCTGGTGCTTTCTTATTACCAACTGTGTTTACATTACCTGTTTTCATATCTACTGCTGATGCTGAACCGCCAGATGTATTACCATCGTTTTGTCCAACTGGTGCCGCGTCACTTTCGTCTGCGCCGCCATCTTTTGCTACTGGTGAATCTTTCTCACCGTCAGCGCCAGGTTTAGCAGTTGCTGGAATAGTATACTCTTCCAACTTTTCGTCTTCGTCTAAGTCTTCAGATGCCGCTTCGTCAACTAATTCTTCATCAGTTGCTTCTTCGAAAGTTTCTTCAACTGACTCTTCCATTTCTGGTTCGTCAATATCTAAATCCATGTCCATATCCATGTCCATTTCTTCGCCTTCTTCGTCTTCATCATCTGCATTATCTTCGCCAGACATAATTTTTTCAAATTCTGCTTCTAGGTCTGATAGTGCTGACTCTAAATCTTCAACTCTGTCTTCAATTTCTTCCGCTGGCTCTTCATCACCCATTTCTAGGTCTTCTTCAGCATCATCGTCAGACATCTCTTCGTCATCAAAAATTTCTTCTGTTTCGATTTCGTCAGAATCTTGCTCGATATCATCGGTCAATGATTCAACTTCATCATTTTCTTCAATTTCCTCAAGTTCTTCTTCTACAACTGTGTCGCTTTCGTTAAGAGAATCCTCGTGGATTTGTCGTGCTTGTTCTACAACAAAGTCATGTAAAAGCGATTCGGCTTTTGCAGTTTCCTCATTGATTAACAATTCTAGCACTTGTTCTAGTGTACTTCTTGACATGTTAAGTCTCCTTAAAAATCTTATTCATAGCCACCAATCGCGGCAGGTTATAGAATCACACACATATACCATTTAAAAAGTATAAGGTGGGTTTCATACACAAGTATTTATAGGGATTATGTGAGTATATGGATAATACACTCGGAAATGAGCAGTTTTTTCGGTTTTTGCTCTGAACCTAAGATATTTAGTAAGTTTTACTATTCTTTAAAACTATACTTAATAACTATTATAAGTCTAATTCTCCAGCACCACCAGATGCCGCTGCCTCTTCTGAGCCGCCATATTGCTTCTTAACTTGCTCATTCTCAGACGCTTTTTGAAACTTCCTGTACTCTCTTATCTTTCTAAGTTTAGAAAGGTGTTCAAGAGTCAAGCGAATTTTACGAGTATCTTCTAAATCGATAGCGTTAAACTCGTCTTCTTCTGGCGAATAGTTTTCATTTATTTCAATATATTTCATACTAGTATTTATACATTCTCGTCTGTTTCTGTATCATCTTCGGCATTTTCAGCACCAGATATAACAGAACCCTCTTCGTCATCGCCTTCTAAGTCATCAAAGTCTTCGCCCTCGGCATCAAAATCGCCACCTGAAGGTCCTGGTGATGCACCAACGCCTTTGAGTCCGTCATCGCTTCCTTGCATTGGGTCATCAACATCGTTCTCTTCTTTCCACATCATTGAGTTTTCTAAGATTTCTTCTTCAGACAATCCTAAGAAACGCTTCATTGCAAAACGTTTACTGATGTAATCAGCAGATTCAATGCTTGTAAACACATTCATTGCTACTTGGTCTACTTCTGCTTGACGATACTTACCAAAGTTTTGTACAGTATTAAATGATAAATCAAAAGAACTACTTTCAATCATAACACCACGATGTTTTAAGAACATCTTAAATTCTTTATCTAATTCTTCGACAATAAGTTGTTGTAGTCTTTCA